AAGCGGGTTTTTTTATTACCTGAAGGAAAGTTATGTACAAGTTAAAGCTAAATCCTCAGACCAGCGGCTATGGCGTAACACCGGGTGATGATGTGAAACGTCAGCAGATGGACGGCGGTCGTGGTCGCTATTACATCGATGTAAAACGTAATAGCCACATTGTTGATGTGAACTGGAATTTAAGTAAAACCGATTTCAATAAAATGATGGCGTTCTGGCGGGTATACCAGAACAAGCCAGCCTCATTTTATGCGGATCTGGTGATTGATCAGGGAGCTCGTCAGCAATACCTGTGTAACTTCATTCCGAACTCGTTCAAGACCAATGAAGTGAATGGCAACCTTTACCGGGTAAATGCACAGCTCGAAGTTGTTCAAAACCAGCCTAACCTTACTGCCGATATCGCTTTGATTAAGGATTGGGAGGTCTAATGGATAACGAATATGCCAAATTCTTTTTCAATCGGAAAGTTGATGTCTATCAATTGGAGTGTATTGAGCTTTCTCATCCTTCTTTTATGAATACATACCGAATAGTCCGTAATGATGACCGAGGTGTTTATGTTCAACATAAGGAGGGATCCGGTCAGGTCTATTATGAATTTTTGCCAGCATCTATTCAAAGATCCGGAATGCTGGGTGATCTGGACCAGACATTAACAGTCTCTATATCTGGTTTAGGTGATGTAATGCCGGATGAGTTTGAACGGGTAATCGAAGGCCAATATCCCGATGTAAAGCCAACAGTAAATTACCGGATTTACAGTTCAGACAATCTGAATTCTCCAATGTTTTATTTACTCGGACTGCAACTCTCCAGTGTTGCAATGAACCATAAAGCTGTGACATTCAAGGCTGAATCACCAAGATTAAATACTGCGAAGACTGGAGATATCTTTTCGCTTGATCGTTTTAGTGGTTTGAAGGGGGCTATATGAAGAGTCACGATCATTTGCTCGATAAGCAATATGACGAGGAACACTACAACTGTGTTCACTTCGCGCATGAAGCTGCAATGGATCTATATGATATTGATCGAGGAGAGGCGCTTGAGTTTTTTATGAAGCCCGTCAAAGAGAAGGTATTTCTGCCATCAAGATTGAAGTTACTAAATCCATTGCCCATGCCCAAGGAAGGCTGCATAGTCGCCTTTCACTCTAGATACCGAAACAAGCCCCCACATGTGGGGCTTTTTCGTTTGGGGCGTATTTTGCATTTGCAGGAATCAGGCGTTTCATGGATGCCAATTCAAGTCGTTCAAGCATTTGGATTTAATCGTGTGAGTTTCTATGATTAAGATTATTTATAAACAAGACCCTTTATCCGAAGACAAAACAATTGAACATGCTGAAACTTTGGGTCAATGGCTTACTTCAAAATATGACCATATGCCTGAGCATGTCCGTATTTTTCATACCATAAGCAATATGGATCATGCGGAAATTTCATTTGCGAATGAAGTCACACCGAAGAATGCATATGAATTAAAGCAGCTCGATTTCTTGCCAGGCACTTTCATTGTAATTGAGAATCCCAAGGGTATAGACCCCATAACTCTAGCTTGGATAGCGGTTGCTTCTATAGTTATGGGTGTGGCTGTTGCATTATTAATGCCTGTGCCCTCAATTACCCAAACCAACCAGAATAACAATCAATCCTCGTCTGCAAATAACGAATTATCAAACCGTGAAAATAAAACTCGCGTAAATGGTCGTATCGCAGATATTTATGGTGCCGCTCACGATACCCCTGATCTGATTACTGTGCCTTACAAGGTATATGAAAACAATGTCGAAGTAGAGCATGTTGTTGGTTGTATTGGTCGTGGTCACTATAAAATTAACGGTGCATATGACGGTGAAACCAACATTGTTGATATTGCCGGCGCATCGGTAGAAGTCTTTCGACCGGGTGTCGATATTGTCTCGGGTGAGCCATATTTCTCGCTTGGTACCGAAATTACAACTCCACCCTTAACAGTTCAGCATCAAACTTCTGTTAATGGCCAAGTTTTACGTCCTGCTGATACACAATCTTTAGAAGGTACGAACTACCTTCATTTTGCATATCCAAACGAGATTCTTCGGGCAACGGCAAACAACACAGATTTAACCACTAAGTTTGTAAGTAATGACCGCGTAGAAATCACCAATGCCTCATTCACGTTTAATGGCCAGACTTTTGATTTAAATGGTACTTATAGCGTTCTATCGGTAGCTGATGACCGTATGACGTTATCAAATCCGGCGGCCGTTAATGCTAACTGGTTAAAGCTTAAAGAGTTAAATAACCAACAAACTGCAGCTTTGTCACCAAAGATCAGTTCAATAGGTGAAAAGTGGATTGGTCCTTTCATTCTGGACAATGTTGAACGTAGCCGGGTGCTGTGTAATTTTGTGGCCACAAATGGACTTTATACCGTTTCAGCAGATGGAAATCAGGGTGCTGTAAACGTCACGATTGAAGTTGAGGTAACACCGGTAAATGAATCTGGTGCAGCCATTGGCAATCCAATGCTGAAGCAGATCATTCTAAAGGGTTCAGCAAAGTCACGTCAGACAGTTGGTGCAACGCTGGATATGGTGACTTTTCAGGGTCGCTGTAGTGTCCGTGCACGCCGTTTAACTCCAACACCGGCAGTTACCACTGTTGTTGATGAAGTAAAGTGGCAGGCGCTTTACGGTGCTTATCCTTTGCAAAGTACAGTGTATGAGCATGAAACGGTTTTTCGTGCGCGTACTTATGCAACCACTGGAGCTTTATCTGTTAAGTCCCGCAAGATCAATTTTGATCTCCAGCGAATGTTGCCGACTTATAAAAACGGGGCAATGACAACAGAGCTATATCCAACGTCTAGCTTTGCTGATGCACTAGTCTCAATGGCACTGGATGAGAAGATTGGTCGCCGTACGATTGATGAGATTGATCTGGAAAACATCTATCGCACATATAACGATGTAGTTGATTATTTTGGTACACCACTTGCGGCTGAGTTCTGTACTACGATTGATGATACAAACCTGTCTTTTGAAGAGCTGGTCACCAATCTTTGTGATGCCGTGTTTTGTACTGCATATCGGCAAAATAATAAGCTCAAGCTTTATTTTGAACGTCCAACTGATAACTCGGTAATGCTGTTTAACTTCAGGAATATCATTCCGGATAGTTACAAGCATGACCTGACCTTTGGCGTGATGGATGACTACGACGGACTGATCTATGAATACACGGATCCGACCGACGATAGTCGTATCAATATCTATTTGCCGGACAAAGGAGCAAAGAACCCGAAAGAAGTGAAGTCTGTTGGTGTACGGAACAAGTGGCAAGCTCATTTCAATGCGTACCGGCTCTGGAACAAGCTTCGGTTCCAGCGTAAATCCATTACCTTTGATGCAGCACCTGAATCAGAATTACTGGTTTTACGTGACCGGATCGCTGTAGCTGATTATCGCAATGGTATTCATCAAAGCGGGGAAGTGGTACAGCAAGAGGGTTTAATCCTCACCCTAAGCCATGATGTAGATTTCATTGCAGGCAAGAGCTATGTGATTTATTTGCAAATGGGGGATGGTACCGTGGACCTGATTCCCGTTACGCCGGGTTCAGCCAAAAATAAGGTGATTTTAGGGCGTTTACCGAACGGGGCCTTAAAGCTTAGTCCTGATGATTTTGTGAATACTATCTACACGGTGGTTAATGACGATACCAAAGGCTCATTGCCTTATCTGGTAGCGAAAAGAGAACCGGCTGACCAGTTCTCTAATACCATTACTGCAATTAATTACGATGAGCGCTATTACCTCAACGATAAAGACTTTATTGATGTACCGGTTGATGATTCACCGATCTACATTCGATATGACCAGCTTGATATTAATCTCGCACGTTTATATCAAATGCAAAGAGGTGATTTACCAACGACTGGAGAAATTAGCTTTGTAGTTGAAGCTGGTGCGCTGGTTTCAAGCTCAAGTTCTTATCGACCGGAAACCAGATTTGTCTATAAATTCAACTATAAGTCTAGTCGTGCAAAACGAGAGTATATCGTTCCAGCTGCCTCAGAATTACCGGCGATAGATACAGGGGAGTTCCCGCCCGATCTGGTGGTAAATCTGACGATTAAAGGTGCTGTTGTTGGACGTGGTGGTGATGGAGGATTGCCACATTTGGCATTTGGTGCATGGTCTACCGATCCGGATTATAACTTTACCAAAACCCGGCGTGATGGTTTTCAGGGAGCACCAGGTTTATTGAACCGGCACAGCAAACTAAACCTGATTATCGATGGAGGGACGTTAGCTCGAGGCGGCTCAGGTGGTGGAGCAACACCAAGTGGTATTTACACTAGATCATCTTATGGGGAACAGGGAATTCCTGGTGGTGCTGGAGCACCATTTGGTCGGGTCATGACTGGACAGCCGATTTCAAATGACTCACAAGATTATCGCCTCTATCTGGAGAGTTATTTATTGGTTATGAAAATCACTGATGCTGAAGCTTCGGTACCCGGTAAAGGTTACCGAACCCAAAATGACCGTTATGGATCTCCATTATCAGGGGATGGCGGAAACTGGGGCGAACGTGGTACCAAGTCTACCAATGATGGAACATGGAACTGGAAATACCATGGCACAACTGAAGGTCAGCCGGGACCGGGTGGACCTGCAATTGTTGGGGTGGCACCTCTAACAACTCAATTGATTAACGGAGGGAAAATCTTACAAACCCTTTAAACCTTAAGAGAACTTTGAGCACCCAATTCGGGTGCTTTTTTATTGTCTAAAAATATCTGGAGAAATAAATGGAACCAGTTTCTACTAGCGGTTTTACAGCATTATTAAAATTTTATGGGTTTGCAATTGTGGTGGCTTTGGCTGCGAGCTTGGTTGTAGCAGTTGTATTAATGACACGTATGCCGCGTTCACCACAAGAGTGGGCTGTAGGTTTAATCTGTACGGTTGTATCAAGTTTGGCAGGTGGTTCATTCATTATTGTGAAGTGGGGGCTTCATGAATGGGTTACTGATATATGGGGGATGATTGCACTTGGTGGATTCTTCTTTGTTTGTGGTTTACCCGGTTGGGCTTTAGTCCGCTGGATATTTAACTTTATTAACAAACAGGAAGGTAAGACGATTATTGAAGTACTTAAAGAAGTTAAGAAAGCCAAAAACGATATTACGAACAGTTAATACCGCCTTCGGGCGGTTTTTTATTATCTAAGGAAAAGTGAAATGAACATTGAACAATATCTTGAAGAGTTAATTAAACGTGAAGGCGGCTACGTCAATAACCCAGCCGATCGAGGAGGTGCTACTAAATACGGTATTACTGAAGCAGTTGCTCGAGCAAACGGATTTAAGGGCAATATGCGAGATTTACCGCTTGATGTGGCCAAAGCTATTTACAAGAAGCAATACTGGACAGCTCCGCGATTTGACCAAGTAAATGCTGTTTCTTCTGCAGTAGCTGAAGAGCTTCTAGACACTGGTGTGAATTGCGGTACCGGATTTGCAAAACCTCTTTTACAACGAGCTTTGAACTTGCTTAATAACCAAGGTAAAGCTGGATATGCAGATTTAGAGGTTGATGGTGTTTATGGCTCAGCAACGCTAGGTGCCCTTAAAACATACTTGTCAAAACGTGGGAAAGAAGGTGAGAAGGTTCTGGTGCGAGTGCTCAATATTATGCAAGGGCAACGCTACATTGAAATCTGTGAGCGTAATCCAAAGCAGGAACAGTTTTTCTATGGCTGGATTGCTAACCGGATCGGCTAGCATGAAAATCTTTCACAGTAAGCGAACTAAGTTTGCTTCGATTATTACTGTGCTGTGTATTCTATTATCGGGCTGCACAGCCCATACGATCAAAAATAATATTAGAGTCAGCATTTGCGTACAGTGTGTTGTTAATTGACATTTTGTACCAACTACCTAAGGTTGGCCAAAGCAGCTGCAGTATTTGGCCAACTTCTCGATATTAATTTAAGTTATTGAAAAATAGTAACTAGAGAAAAAATAACATTTATGTTTGATTGGCATTTTGTATCAAAAAATAGAAGAGTAATTAAAATAGCCTTTTTCTTCTGAGAATAATTTTGCGCAAAAATATCAATATTAAGCAAATATGAGCATAAATTTGCGCAATACACTTAACTTACTTGAACGATGGATTGATGTATCATTATTAAAATTACTTTGAATTATTGTTATGTCTTCACAGTTAATCAAAATTCATTATCATGCATATTCTCGCGTTGCAGATCTATTAGCAGATCTAGATAAGAAAGGAGAGGTCACTAAAATTTATGACCTCAATGGCAACGAATTAAAAATTAATTTCTTGCGTGACGAAGTTTATTATAAAAAAGTCTGGTGGCATTTTCAGAAGAAGCAAGGCGGTTAAACCGCCCAGCTATCCACAATATTAGCCCAGTCCTGTAGCATTTTTCGCCTGCTTTCTAAATATTTGGCATGGTTATATGTGGCCCTAGTTTTATTACCATCTGCATGCGCTAATTGTTTTTCAATCCATTTGTCATCGTAATCCTTTTCATTTAACAAGGTTGATGCAGTGGCACGAAAGTCATGAGCAGTGACATCAGACAAGCCAATGTAATCGAGCATTTTATTCATTGTAGTAGCGGAGAGCATCCCATCTTGATAGATGGCTGGAAAAACATATTCACGATTACCTACAATGTTGCGCTGTTCTTGAAGAATATTAAAAACTTGGTCAGACATAGGAACGATATGAATACGTTTCTTTTTCATCATCTCTTTTGGGAATGTAATTGTTCTAGCTTCAAAATCAACATATTCCCATTTCATGCGGCGGATCTCGATAGTCCTGAGCATAGAGTAGAGCATTACAAGGCCAGCATTTTTAACTGTAGTAGATCCACCATAGCTATTTAATTTATTTCTAAGTTGCACAGCCTCATATTTTTCCATGGGTCTGGCATGTTCTATTTCGGGACGTTCTACAACGTTTTTAACGGCATAGGTTGGATCATAGTCGGCTCTAAGTGTGGCGATTGCATAACGCATTACGCCGCCAATAAAAGTACGATTTTGAATTGCTGACACTTCGCCAGTACCATGGTTTTTTTGACGCTTAACTCGTGCAATCGTCTTTTTCATGATAGTCAAAACGTCTGCTGAGGTGACTTCTTTAATATCCTTATCACCAATAACTTTTAAAATATCTTTATCTAAGGCGCGTTGAAAAGCTTCTTGATACCTTTCTGAACGATTATTTAATTTTTCTGCTTTATATTCTGCAGCAACATGTTTAAAGAGAACCCTATTGTCATACTCATCAGATTTAGCCTTTTTTTGGTTTTCTTTTTCTTCAACTGGATTTATACCGCTTGCAACTAAAGATTTAGCTTCATCTCTTTTAGTACGGGCTTCAGCTAATCCCACAATAGGGTATTCACCTAAGCTCATCATTTGTGTTTTTTTGAGCCATTGAAAACGATAGCGCCAATACTTCTTGCCATTAGGTTTTATTTCAACACACAAACCATCGGAATCACCAAGCCTATAAAGCTTTTCTTTCGGTTTTGCACTTCTAATTTTTGAGTCACTTAACATGAAATCTTGAGTATCCGGTTATGATTTTTAGGGTCATACTCAAAATGATACTCAAGATTGGTGATTTTGCATAGTTTGCTTAGATTTGCCTAGATTTGTAATTTTAATAAATTTCAATAATTTGTGATTTTCAAAATTTTGCTAGATTTTTTTAGATTTGTTCAATACTTCTTTTCGATCATTAGAAGCATGATGAACTTAACCTCATGATAATTAAAATATATTTAATGAGTAGTTAGAATATTACTCACATTCATACTCACTGTTTAGAAAAGACTTTTTAGGTTTGAAAAATAAGAAGCCGCTTTCTAATGGGCTAATATAGCAAAAAAAGAAGTAACCAGTTTAACTATTTCATTCGTTAGAAATTTGCAGAAAAAACGGCTTTAAAAAGTGAGGTTTTTTGAAATTATAGATAAGTACAAATAAGGCAGAATAAGCTTCTATTGTAAATAAAAAACTATTCTGCCTTGGTCATACAAGAAGATTAAATCTTACGTGTGTTATAAATCAACCAATCTAAAACATCGCCAGATAAATGTTCAGCCAGTCTTTCTTGAACAGTTTGATGATAACCATTTAACCAGTCTTTCTCTTCATCCGTTAGCATGTCAACGACGATACAATCTAAATGAATTGGGCAAAGGGTCAGCGTTTCAAACTCTAAGAAATCGCCGTAGGTTTTCTCAAACCCTGAGTGAAGTCTGTTTGCAACCAGATTCTCAATACGAATACCGTATTGTCCCTCATGGTATAAGCCCGGCTCGTTAGAAAGAATCATACCTTCACGCAACTTACTATAGGCATGAATAGGTGCGTAATAAGAAAGCACTTGTGGTCCTTCATGCACGTTAAGCGCAAAGCCTACGCCATGACCTGTACCGTGACGATAATCTAAACCATATTGCCATAACGTATGGCGACAAATTGAATCGAGTAGTGGGGCAGCTAAACCTTCTGGATAAATCGTTTTTGCCAAAGCAATATGACATTTTAAAACCAGAGTATAGTCACGTTTTTGTTGCTCTGTTGGTGTTCCTACAGGAACAACACGGGTAATATCCGTTGTTCCATCAACATACTGGCCGCCAGAGTCAATGAGTAATAGGCCATCGCCTTCAATGAATGAGTAATGTTCTTCAGTTGCACGGTAGTGAGGTAGAGCACCATTGGCATTAAAGCCGGCAATCGTTGAAAAGCTTGGGCCTATAAAACCCTCTTGTTGAGCACGGAAAGCCGTAATCTTTTCATCAATGGTGAGTTCTGAAATGCGTTGACCTTGATGAAGTGCTTTTTCTAACCAGTTGAAGAAATGGCAAAGGGCAACACCATCTTTCACCATGGCATGACGGATATAAGCAATTTCGCTTTCATGTTTACGCGATTTAAAAAGTGTACTTGGGTTGATGTCGTAGACAACCTGAATATCTTTTGCGATGGCTTGTTCATGAAAAATCGAGACTTTGGCGGGATCTAAAAGCACTGAAGCATCAGAAATATTCGCTAAAAACTTAGCTGTATCTTCGTAGTCACGAATCTCAATACCATCAGCTTTGAAAGCCTGTTGGGTAGTTAAATCAACTTTGTTGCTATCAATGAATAAAACAGCCTTTTGAGTACTGATATATAAATGCGAAAGGTATACAGGGTTGTATTCCACATCTTGTCCACGTGCATTTAAGACCCAAGCAATATCATCTAAAGATGAAATGAAATGTCCTTCAATCGCCTTAGTTTTTAATATTTCGCGTATTGCCTGAATTTTTTCTTTACGAGATAGGGCATTTAACCCTTCAGGCATTAAATGAATCTGCTCTAAAGGAAGTTCTGGACGATTAGACCAGATTGAACCAATTAAATCTTGCTGTGTTTCAAGCTTAAAGCCACGTTGCTTTGCTGTATTTTCCAACGCTTTAAATTGCTGGATTGAAAGTGTTTGCCCATTTACTGAAATAACCGAACCAGCCGGTAGATTTTTCTCAATCCATGCGAGATGTGTAGAAGATTCATCACTGGTCAGTTTTTGTAATTGAAAGCCAGTTCCAGCGAGTTGTTGTTCGGCTTGTACCCAATAGCGCCCATCGGCCCAGAGTCCTGCAAAATTTTGGGTCACAACTAAAGTGCCAACAGAGCCACTAAAACCGCTTAACCACTGCCTTGCTTTCCAATAGTCTGGTAAATATTCAGACATATGGGGGTCTGCACTCATGACAACCAAAGCATCAATACTTTGATTGGTCATGAGTTCACGAAGTTTCGCTAGTTTTTCTGGAACAGTTAAGTCGTTCATATCGTTTCCAAATCAGGTTGAACTTTGTTGGTACTTTTGTCCATTAATTTATTCATTGGTTTCTTTAATAAAAATAACACGATTGCGCCAATAACCAAGGCTAATACACAGCGCATAAATAGGCTAGGTAAATGATTAATACCATCTGCCGAGACTTGCCCGCCAATTAAACCTGCCATGAGGTTGCCAAGAGCTGTACCTGTAAACCATAAACCCATAATTTGACTACGTATGACATCAGGTGCAAGTTTGGTCATGGTTGATAAGCCAATTGGGCTTAAGCAAAGTTCACCTATGGTAAGAAGAAATAAAGTACCGACTAACCAAAATGGTGAAACTACTCTGCCATGAATAGCAAAATGACTGGCTAGAGACATAAGTAAAAAGCCACCTGCTGCGAATAACAACGCAATAATAAATTTGCTGATATAGCTTGGATCTTTATTCGCTTTACCTAGTTTCGCCCATAGCCAAGCTGCAACTGGAGCAAAGATAATAATAAAAAGAGCATTGATTGATTCAAACCATACAGTGGGAATCTCAAATCCGAAAACAATACGGTCCGTATAATCTTGCGCAAATAAAGTAAAAGTTGTGGGTTTTTGTTCGAAAGCTGACCAAAATAGGGCAGAGGCTGCTAATAAAACGAAGCAAATAATTATTTTAAATTTTTCATGTTGCTCTAAATTCAGGAAAAGAAGTAAATATGCAAAATAAGCAATAATCCCAATGCTAATACCTACGGTTAAATAGGTCGCGACAGCCACGGGATTGATGTGAATGATACCAAGGAAGGTTAGCGCAATAACGACTGCAACTGCGAATAAAAAGCTAAATACAATTTTAGGCGCATTTTTATTTTCTACGACAGGTTTGCTACAGCTATTGGCTTCTTGGCGTAGCTCATTAAATGTTTGGAGCTGAGGCATTGCCATAAAACGGAAAATTAATAAAGCAATTAACATCCCAATGCCACCAATACCAAAGCCTAAATGCCAGCCATGGTCTTTCGCCAAAAGCCCTGTAATAAGTGGGGCAATAAATGACCCCATGTTAATTCCCATATAGAAAATGGAAAAACCTGCATCACGTCTTGCGTCATTGGCTTTATATAGTGTTCCCACGATCACGGAAATACATGTTTTAAATAATCCGGTACCTAAAACAATCAGTACTAAACCTAAGTAAAAGAAAGATTGATCAAATACAGATGTAAGAGCAATTGATAAGTGGCCTAAGGCAATAATAATTGAACCGTACCAGACAGCACGTGCTTGGCCTAACCAGTTATCGGCAACCCACCCTCCAAAAACGGTCATTAAATACATGGAGCCTGCAAATAATCCGACAATTGCTGCGGCAGTTGGTCGATCAAGTGCTAGACCGCCGTCATTGACCATCGCAATCATATAAAGAACAAGTAAGGGCCGGATTCCATAATAAGAAAATCTTTCCCAAAGCTCTGTAAAAAATAGCGTTTGTAATGGTTTAGGATGGCCGAAAAAAGCTTTATCCGATTGTTCAAAGTCATATTTCATTATTCAAATCCTTGAATGCTTTTAAGTTTTTTATAAACATAACTTTTGGTTTGTTTATTTATAACAAAAATTTATGCATATAGTTTTTAGTTTTTTTTAATAATAAAAGCAAGTTTGGCCTGTATAAAAAAAGTGAATGAAAAAGAACATGAATAGTAAAATTTATTTTTTGTCGAGTAATGTGAGATCTATTATATGTGGTCTTATTAACTGCTTAGATAGCGACTAAATAGTGCGTTTATTTAGAGAAATTCATAAAAATGAAAAATAATTATTAGATTTTAACTAAAGCAGAAGGCATTTAACTGATGGTTTAAGTCATAAATTTAAGTTGCTGAAATAAACCAAAGGAACTCATTGGGGAAGATCGATCTCAAAGGAGTGATTATTTTCAAGTAATCAGATAAGAATCTCAGCATTATATATAAGAAAGTATTATGATCATGGACGACTGTTAGAAATTGATGCAGCGGTTTATATCAGTGCAACAATTTTGCACTAAATTAGGGCAATAATGAGCTATTTAAATATGCCATAATTTGAAAATGTGTGAATATGGTGCATTTACACAAGCAAACAGTATAATGGGTTCAAGACAAGGGGCCTAAAGCATGAATACTTATAAGTAATTCAATGTTTTAGGTAAGTCTTATAAAGTTGGTATGAGAATTGCTTAATAAATACCAGCAACTAACACGCACTCAACAAGTGCAACAAAATTTCATTGGAGCAAAATGAGCATGGCGAACAAGGTCCTTCAACTCATACAAGAAAGTGGCGCAAAATGGGTCGATTTTCGCTTTACTGATACTAAGGGTAAAGAACAGCACGTAACTTACCCAGCTGATTCTATTGATGAAGATACTTTTGAAGACGGTAAAATGTTCGATGGTTCTTCAATCGCTGGTTGGAAAGGTATTGAAGCATCTGACATGATTTTACGTCCGGATGCAGAAACTGGTTTCATCGACCCGTTCTTTGCTGAGCCAACAGTAGTTGTGACTTGTGACGTTATTGAACCTTCAACTGGTCAAGGTTATGAACGTGACCCACGTTCGATTGCTCGCCGTGCAGAAGAATACTTAAAATCTACAGGTATCGGTGATACTGCATTCTTTGGTCCAGAGCCAGAATTCTTTGTATTTGACGAAGTGAAATGGGACATCGATATGTCTGGCGCTCGTCATACATTAATCGCTGAAGAAGCTGCTTGGTCTACTGGTAAAGATTACGAGTCTGGTAACTCAGGTCACCGTCCACGTGTTAAAGGTGGTTACTTCCCAGTTCCTCCAGTTGACTCTGCACAAGATATGCGTGCAGAAATGTGTGCAAAAATTGAAGACATCATGGGCCCAGGTCGTGTAGAAGTACACCACCACGAAGTTGCTTCTTGCCAATTAGAAATTGGTGTGAGCTTCAATACTCTTGTACGTAAAGCTGACGAAGTTCAACAGTTCAAATATGCTGTTTGGAACGTTGCACATCAATATGCAAAAACAGCTACGTTTATGCCTAAACCAATGGTAGGTGATAACGGTTCTGGTATGCACGTTCACATGTCTATCTCTAAAGATGGCAAGAACTTGTTTGCTGGTGATGAATATGCAGGCCTTTCAGAAATGGCGTTGTACTTCATCGGTGGTATCATCAAGCACGCTCGTGCATTGAATGCAATCACAAACCCATCTACAAACTCATACAAGCGTTTGGTTCCTCACTTCGAAGCACCAATTATGCTTGCTTACTCAGCGCGTAACCGTTCTGCATCTATCCGTATTCCTTACGTTTCTAACCCTAAAGGTAAACGTATCGAAGCTCGTTTCCCAGACCCAATGATGAACCCGTACTTAGGTTTCGCTGCGTTGTTAATGGCTGGTATCGATGGTATTCAAAACAAGATCCATCCGGGCGAAGCTGCTGATAAGAACTTGTACGATCTTCCTCCAGAAGAAGAAGCAAAAATCCCAACAGTTGCTCATAGCCTAGATATGGCTCTTGAAGCACTTCAAGCAGATCACGAATTCTTGTTAAAAGGCGGCGTGTTCACTAAAGAAATGCTTGATGCATACATCGAACTTAAAACTGAAGATGTACGTCGTCTTAACACGACTACTCACCCAGTTGAATTCGATATGTACTACAGCCTGTAATACATACTTCATAAAAAAGCCTGCTTATGCAGGCTTTTTTATTGCTTGGAATGTTGATTGAATTCTCTACGTTTTTTACTCTGTACACGACAAATTTCACAGAACCCTTATCCTATCAGGGTTCTGCCTTCTTAAAATTGCCAAAATTTCCTTAAACTCTTCTTTTTTCCCAAAACCAATTAAACGCTGAATCGCCATTTGAACATAGTCTAAACCATAGCGAAATAAACTCATTGAGAGTCGTCCATGCTTCTTTATTTTTATCGCTTTTTTTTGATCATGTTGCCATTCACCCGTTAAGTAACACCAACAGAAGCTTATAGCTAACACCGCAATCAATTTTTTCACTCGTCTAGGGTCTGTCAAGCGCGTATTTTCAAGATTAAACCCGCGTCCTTTGAGACAACTGAATAAGGTTTCAATTTCCCAGCGTAATGCATAATCCTGAATAGCATTGGCATTAAACTGAGGAGAAACGACGAGTAAAAGCTCTCCATTTTCTAACTGTAGTGCACTTATATATAGTTTCACCCGACCAACCAAAATCCGTCGTTTACGACATTCAATTTGACCAACTTTAAGATGGCGAAATAAATCACTAATTTTATGATTCTTTCCTAAATGATTGGTGACAATGAAGTTTTTTTAACACGAATGCAGAAGTTGATGTCTTGTTCAATTAACCATGTAAACCACTGCTCACCGATAAACTCTCTGTCTA